AACACTTTTCACTACCATAGCGTAGGCTAAGTTTGATAAGCATATAGTGTAGACCAAACACACCAAGACCGATCCTCCTAGAGTTGTGTCCAACTTCCTTACATTTAGGAATAGGGAAATGGTTCACAGTTAGAACATTATCTAGGAACCTAACTCCTGCCCTAACAGTCTTAGCTAGTTTAGGCCAATCAACTTCACCATCATCAGTTACCATGTTGGAAAGATTAATATTACCTAAGCAGCAGTTGCCATAGCTAGGTAGAGGAATCTCCCCACAAGGGTTTGTTGAATCAAGGCTTTCAAAGTAGCTGGTATTCGTGTGCTTGTTAGATAGATCAATGTTGTACACTCCAGGGTCACCTGAATTGACGGAATTCATCCAGATCTTTTCCCAAATCCACTTAGCTTTGATGTTGTCCTTCTTTACAACCTCAAAAGTTTCAGTCCAATCCTCTAGGTGGAAACCTTTGGCTCTACCAATAGCATCTTCCTCATCAAGAGCAATAATATTTAGGAACCTTTGTACACCTTTATTTGTCGTAGCTTGTAGGACATAATTGTGATACTCTTTGTTATTGAAAGTAAAGTACCAATCTTCATCTAACTGTACTGCCTCAATAAACCTGTCAGTAATAGCTACAGAGATATTGAAATTGGTTAGCTCACCTTGCTCAAGCTTAACCTGTAGGAATTCCAGTAGATCTGGGTGAGTTACATTTAGAATACCAATTAAGGCTGTGCGCCTAGCCTTACCAGACTTTACATGCTCCCCTACCTCGTTGATCATCTTAAGGAAAGATACTGCCCCAGGGGCTGAGTTCTTTACATTAGAAATATCATCTCCCTTCGGCCTAATTTTGGACACATTAAACCCAATGCCTCCACCAGCACAAGAGATAGTATACATATCATCTAGAGTTTTACCAATGCTTGCTACTGAGTCCTCTGGGGAAATAACATAGCAGTTCAATAGGTTGTGCTTACCCGCATTCCTTCCTGCTCCATAAATGATACGACCACCAGGGACGAAATCACCATCAGCAATAGAATCATAAAAAACCTTCTCGTACTTTTCTTTATCCTCGTCTGCCTCCGCTGACGCTACAGTTTTAGCGATCACCTTAGCCCTTTCCTGCCACTTAGTCTCTCCAGGGTATGCGTAACGGGTTTGGAATATTTCCTGCCCAAGGTCAGTTAGTTTTAGTCTAGTCATATTATTTTTGATTCTCCTTCCTCTTTAACTACCATCAGGGTTTTAGAGGAATCTAAAAGGCTCTTCAGGACTTGATTATGTGTAATAATGAAGATGGTCTTATCCTTCTTCAGTTCACATAGTAGATTATAGAGTCCGATAACTCCATTCTCATCAAGATTTTCTGCTACTTCGTCAAAAAACAGTAAATTGCTCTTGTGACCGTTGGACATAGTAAGTAAACTTTGAAGTCCTAACATCACAGCAAGATTTAGTTTCCGTTTCTCTCCACCAGATAAGGATATGTAGTGTCTGAGGCTTCCACCTACTTCAATTTTTTCCTTTAATTCTTCATCAAATTCTACACTAATGTTACCATTCGTTAGATATCCTAGATAAAAACTACATTGGGTATTTAGGTAGTCCTTGATAGTTCGTATTACAAATTTCACCAACCCCTTTTCTGAGAAAGCCTTGTCCCAGAAGCCCATAATATCATGCCTGCTTTCTAAGGAAAGCCTAGTCTCATGTAAACCACTCAATTCCTGAGTGACCTTTTCTAGTAAGACTTTATAGGTATCCCTGTCTTTACAATTAGATAACCTTGCATACTCAACTGAGCTTATCTTAGGCTCTACCTGTAGGTTTTTATTATCCTCTATCAGTTGTTGGATTTCTTCTTTTTCTTTCTTGAACTTGTCTATGTAGGTAGCGCAGTAGTCGTGAAACTCTTGGTCAATAACATCCCCCATGCTGGATCCACACTCCGTACACTTATAAGTGTTCTTTGCACCTACACCCTTCTTTACTACAGACTTACACTTGTCAATCTTAGTACTATCAAAGGATAGTAGCTTGTCCTTCAGAATAATCAAGTTGGCTTGGCTAGTTCTTATTAGATTTTCAGCAGAAATAATACTTTCTAAAGAAGTAGTGTTTAGCAAGGCCATCTCTTCCAAAGTTAGTGAGCTAGAAACAGATTTCAACTTATAGGATTCTGCGTCCTCCTCCAACCTATCAGATAATACTTCTATGTCCCTGATCTCCCTCTTAAGTTTGCTTCTATTAACCTTAATCCTATTCTTCATATCAAAGATATAATCAAGGTTTAGGAACTTGTTGAGGATCTTCCTCTTATCGTCAGGAGTAGCGTCTAGGAAGTCCGTGTTAGCGTGTTGTCCGAATACGGATGCAGCCATGAAGGTCTTTATATCAGTCCCTAGGTGGTCCTCTATGCGCCTCTGTGTGGAAGAGGAGTGAGCCTCGGAGCAATCCTCCCCATCTATAAATAGCTTTAGGGATGTGGGCTTCCTAGTCCTCTCAATCCTGACATTATCATTCACTTCTACAATTACTTTACACTTACTACCTACGGTATGATTGACCATAGCATCCTCTGTACTCTTACGAATGCTTTTACCAAAGATACCGTATACAATAGATTCCAAACATACAGACTTACCCGAACCATTACTTCCTCCTCCTGAGTCTTTATTTAGACCCTCAATTGTCACTACACCATTATACTTAGAAAACTCAACTTTACCATACTTATATGAATAAAAATTATGAAATTCTACTTTATTAATCTTCATCTTTAATCTCCGCTAATACTGCCATTAGTTCTTTCTTGCTCCAATTGGTCTGAGCTTGCTCTATGTAATCATCAATTATCTGATCATTGATCTGAAACAGTTCTACGCTGGACCTATACTCACTTAGCATATCCTCATCGTAAGTGGGTTTGAACTTAATGTCCCACTCCTTCACCCAAGGGTAAGTCTTCTTTAAATCATATAAAGAGAAACCAACATCATCTCTATCAAGCAAGATCCTAGCTACAATATGCCTATCCTTATACTTAGTAAGATCCCCTAGGTTTCTAGTGGTAAGTACTAGGTGGATCGGACCTTTATCTAATGGTTTGATTTCCAGAAGTCCTTCCGAAACAACCCCATAATACTTTTGTCCCATATCTTGAAAGCAAGTCGAGTACGGTGTTCCGAGGATCGTGATATTTCCTCTTGTAGAATGTGTGTGAATGTGCCCCAGAATAGTCCTATTAGTAAAAGAATCTGCATTGAGAGAAAAATCAGCATCACCAGCATTATTGAGGGAACCATCAAAACCGAAGTGACCGTATACCATAGCATCTTTAGGAGCATCCTCCAAATCTGATTTAATTTTTTCTTCATTCTCATAATGAGGTATCATCCAAGCATCGTGACCTAAGGAAGGTGCGCTTATATGGGTAGTCTCTTTTATTATAGAAACCCTACTTGTATTTAGTACAGATAATATAGTTATACCGTCATCTGATTTAGTGGCTGAATCGTGATTACCTCTAAGAATATAAGTGCGCTTATATACGCTATCAAAAAACCTCTTTACGTCCAAAACACATTCAGGCGAAGGATTACGCTTATCAAAGACATCCCCAAGGAAAATTACATTATCAACATCAAGTTTATAAAGATCTCTAATAGTTTTAAGCTGTTCATGCCTTAGCTCTCTATTACTATTATGAAAATGAGTGTCACCTATTACTAAAGTTTTCATTTGATAAGAGCCCTCCAAGATACAGGAAACAACTCGGACATAATATCATCAATAGCAAATGCGAAGTGTTGTGTCTCTTCCTGAGCAGTTGAGGCAGACCGTTGGTTTACTACCCTAGCAAACGCTGATAAAGATCCTGTCCAATGCCATTCAGTATACATACATTGAGGAAGTAACCCTCTGGCAAGCTCAGGAGCTAAACCTTTAATGATAGATACTTCATAAGCTTCTTGGGCTAAATCAACTGCTTGCTTATAGAAATCCTTTACACCTTCTACATCATCAATCTCTTTAACACCTGACCCTTGCTTTATACTTCCCTCAGGTCGGCTCCTCCAATAGTAAGGAGTAAAGAAATCAGGCTTATAATCTACATACCTACGAGATATCTCATTCTCAACTAGACCCACCTTGCTCTTGAACAACTGGGATCTAACGAAGATAGGAGCCTTTACATGGAGAGATACTTGAGGGTGAGCGAAGGGAGTCCAATGCTCATGCTTTGCTAGGTAATTAATAAGCCCTGCATCCTTCTCGTTCAACTCTGTACTTTGTTTCTTAAATGAAACTCTTGCAGAATTAACAACAGTTAGGTCTGACCCCATGTAATCCAGAAGCCTTACAAATCCATGATCTAAGCAATCAACTGTATAATTTTTTTCAATCATTAAAGTAACCTAACAAACTGTCCATATTTTTAACAACACCTTCTTGATAATCAACAGGATTACCATCACCGAAAGAATACCCTACCTCTGCATCAATCTTTAAAGGAACTTTGAAGTTAATACCAAACTCTTCCCCTAGGGTAGGAGTGTTCACCATCTCATCATAGCATACCTCAAGGCATTCTTTTAGAGTTTCCTTGGGACAAATAAGTTCAAGGGAGTCATGTACCGTTGATACTATATCTGCTCCAAAAGGTTTAAGTCTATCAGACAATCCTTTGATAGAGCATAGGATAATATCTGATGCTGCTGACTGGATTGTAAAGTTCAGTCCTTGCCTTAAAGATCTACCCACAACCTTTGTATCATTAGACCTGACATTAGGGAGCCTACGCTTTCTACCAAAGATGGAAGTTACATAACCATTCTCTCTAATGGTAGCATAAGTACTTTCGATGTACTCACTAATGCCTGGGAAGACATCCATGTAAGTGTTGATAATCTTCTCTGCTCTCTTCAGAGGGATACGGTTATTGTTAGCAAGTGTAAATGCCGTACCACCGTAAACGATAAGGAATGAGGCTGCTTTTGCAATCTGGCGTTCCTCCTTTTTAATCTTATCCTGAGCCTTATTAAATAGTAGGCTTGCGGAATAAGTATGCAAGTCTGCTCCTTCCCTGAAGGCTTCAAGCATCCTCTCATCATTAGCTACATGAGCAAGTACCCTTAGCTCCATACCTGCATAATCAATAGTGATGAATGCTTTGTTGTCAGGAGCTATGAATAGGTTCCTAATGTTATTATCAGTATCTCTAGGTAGAGTGTGGAAGGATACGCCCATTGGCTTCTCCGCGCTATACATGCCACATGAGAGCCTACCTGTGACAGTACCATCTAATCGGTAATCACAGTACACCTTATCAGCACCATTGTAATCAATAGCATTATGAAGACCTGTTACATAAGTTTTATGTAGCTTAGAGTAACTCCTCCACTTCAGAAAATTGTCCATCCACTCCTTAATCTCCAGTAAATCTTCAGTAGACTTACCACCAATTACACTAAGAGCGATTTCCTTTTCTTGCTGTTCTTTGTTTTTTCTCACGGGTTTCTAGCTCTTCGTTAATAAAATCAAGTAAAATATCAATTGAAGGTTTGCTCGTAGAAGGCTCACCTTTAGGGGTTCTCAAAGGAGGGTATAAGTTCAACCCATCTTCATCAGTATACATAACCTTTTTCAAGTCCTGGGTACTAGCTAAGTTAGCGTCTTTGAAGGTCTTACTGTTTAGTAATAGGTCATCCTCTAGGAGCATTGATTTGTGATCCAATGACCTACCAACAGTCTTCAACATTGAAGGGTCAACATCAAGTCCATCGAACTCCATCTTTGAGAAGATAGGAATCACAGGTGATAGTAGTTTCTCCATCACATTCCAGCAACCTTCATCCTCCAATTTCTCTTTTAGCAAATCATAGATCTTCATCGTAAAGTATGTATCCATGGCATTCCCATGAAGACAGTCACCTAAAGGAATGTTCCTCCAATCGAAGTTTTTATTAGTTACAGTTAACATTACAGTTGATCAATACCTTCAGGGAAAAATAGTTTCACTAGCTCCTTCAGACTTTTAGGAATATCCTCATTCCACAAGTGAGCCATCAGCTTAGTATCATAGATGTTGACTGGATGAATATCAACTGAATGTAGGAATTTCAAGTCGAACTTCGCGTTGTGCAGGATCTTTTTGTTGTTAGGGTTCTCCATGACCTTCTTGACGAAGCTAAGGACTTCAACTAACTCTTCTTCATCCCAAGGAGTATCCTTGTGCATTAGGGGTAACGCATAATTCCCGTCCCTAGTTGAGAAAGCAATGGTGTTCATAGTATCTTGTAGGAAGTTCAGCCCAGTAGTCTCCGTATCTACAGCAAGGTCTTCTAAAGTATCACACATCCACTCTACGGACCTTAAATCCTTCATCGTTACGATAGAGGTGTAAGGAATCTCTTCTGCTTTTTTACCTAATATAACCTTATCAATACCGTTTAGAATATCTTGCTCAAAGATAAACTTCATCTTAGGCTCTATCTGGACTGCGTAAGGATGATAAATAGGAACCACCATAGTCTTGAATCCACTCTCTAGCTCTACCTCAAATGAAGATCCCCTTTTGGTAGTGATACCAGACTTCTTAGTAAGCATCTTCATGGCTAAGTTGCCACAGGTAAACACTAGTTTAGGCTTTACCTTCTCTATGGTATCATACAAGTGCGACCTACAAGCCTGCATATCTGCGGTCTTCATATCTGATTCCCTTACCTTGGGACACTTAACTGCTGCACTAAAAGAGATAGAACAGTCCCCAGGTAAATTAGACTTTACTAGAATTTCAGTAAGTAGGTCTAGGCTATCAGAAGAGAAGGGGTCTGACCTTCCATTAATGTAAGTGAAGGAGTCTGAGAGGAACAGGACATCTGCCTCTTCCAAGGAGACATAATCAGTAATTGCGTGAGCAGGTTTAGACTTCTTTAGTTGAGAACATCCTGTACAATACTCATGTACAGGATGCTCGTCATATAATTTGGAAATATCCATTTAGATTTAGACTATAATATTTTTTAAGATGAGTAAGAATTACATAGACAACAAACGCTTTGAAGAGCTTATCGTATTATACCTCGATAAGCCCAGGGTTTACGAAGAAGAGCTATTTTCTTTGTTCGATTTGCTTATATCTAACGTAATGACGGCATTTAACTTCTCAGTAGAGGCTGATGACGCTAAACAAGAGTGTTTCTTGCTTATATTGAAAACATTACAAAACTTCAATCCGAAGCAGGGTAGCGCATTTAACTACTTCACAACCGTCATTCTTAACAATTTAAAACTTATCTATACAAAGAATAAGAAATATCTAGAAAAGATTAAGAATTACGAGGAGTTACGAGGGTATCGAGGCCCAACTCAAACCTAATAGAAATCAGGTTAGACAATACTTTAGTCCTAGGACCTTTGATCTTCACCAGAGAAGGCGTATATGCCTTGAAGGCACAATAAGTATGAGGCAGGTTGAAGTAATCCACTTCGTAAATGGTAATGTCAGTATCCAAGGAGGCAAGTTCCTTTCTTATCAGGTCACTAGTCTTATCCCAAGGAGATACAAACAGGAAGTAAACAAACTCATTGTTTGCCCTACTAAGTTTGAATACCTTATTAAACTCGTTCTCAGTCTTTACTCTCAACAGGTTCATCGGATACCTCCTCAGCTTCAGGGGTTTCAACGACTTCTACGATCTCAGGCTCAGATCCTTCTTCCTTAGCCTTAGCTGCTTCATTCTCAGCCTCTTCGGTCATGCGAGCAATGATTGCCCTTTCCATGGTCTGTAGACCCATTAGGAATGCCGTCTTGGCAAACTCGGTTTCATCTACATTGGGTTGGTTAATGATCGTGTAGAAGTTCTTAAATGCTTCTGCTTCAGGTTTGCTCAAATTAAATGTGATTTTCATTCTTCCGTTACTCCTCTCAAGGATTCGTGTTTTAGTTACTGTAAGACTTGCTGCTGCAAGCGGTGAGTCTTGTTCCATGTACTATAATAGTGCAGGAGAAAATATTTTGAAGGACAATTTCGATTTAACGCCACTAAAGAAGAAAAAAAGGAAAAACAGCAAAGCTAAGGGTAGTGCCTTTGAGCGAAAGGTGGCTGGTATCCTCAATGAACGGTTCAATACAAAGGAGTTTGCTAGAACCCCAGGGTCTGGTGCCTTTGCTACAACACATACATTACCCAAGTACCTACAGATCTGGGGAGATCTTATAACACCACAAAACTTTAAGTACATTTTTGAATGTAAGTCTGGGTACAACAACGAAGGCATCCATTCATTACTTAACCCGAAGAGTAAACTCTGGGAGTGGGTTACCCAAATGGAGAGAGATGGAGAACTTGCAGAAAAACCAAGTATTCTTTTAATTTCTCAAGATCGCAGACCTATAATAACATTTATTAAATATAAACAAGAGATAGAAAAGAGTATTAATACTTATAGTATTGTAATAATAAACAATAACAAGTATATACTGCTATACCTTGATGAGTTACTAAGCCTGGAAGATAACTTCTTTACTACTTAGAATTTAACGGGAGTCATACCTCTAGTATCTAAATAAGTATATGCCCCAACACTACCTCCATCATCATTTGGGTTCAGGTTTAGTTTTGGCCCGAATCCTCTAACAGTATAAGTATATTGTTGTTTTGATATTTGTAAACCCCTTTCGTTGTTTGGGTCAAGTAATTCATGTATATCTGACTGCAAATACTTGTTTTGTGTACCTCGATATAGGTTACCTGTTTTTTTAATATGTACAGTTGATTGTACGTCAAGATCTGTTGTATCTGCACCCATGGACATCATTAATGCTCCTATAGCAGTATAAGAATGCATTGTACCAGCCGCTTTTTTATTAGGAGTACCGTCATCATTATATACTATATCCCTATTTAATAAATAAGCAGTTAAATGGGCTTTAAGTTTAGCTTTCATTTTCTGAATGTTAGTGTCTATGGCAATACCAGTATCGTCTGTTCCATCTTTTATAATGTTTGCAATTAATTCACTATCCCTAAGCTCCGCAGGTGTAGTTGCTCCTGCTACTTGCGCTTCAAGTGCCGCTTTATTACCATGTGAGTCTGGAAGATTACTGAATATTAGATCAAACTGTTTCTTAAGAAAGACTATGTATTGTTTATCAGACATGTTATTTGTTTTTTTAGCTTCTAGAAGATTATCAAGTGCATTATGCACGGCTCTTACATTTCTTAAAATTTTCTTTCCACCCCTCATCCTCTTTTCCCACTCCTTATCCGCAATCTTAGGGGGTCGAAGTAGTTCCCAAGACTTTGCTCCGTGAGCATCGTCATGTTTTTTCTTAGACCCTTTTTTTGACTCTCCAAGTAATCTTGATATTTCTGTTGCTATACTAGAAGACTCCCCAGCCTTGAAATTCCCCTCCTTTCCATATACTTTAAGAGAGTCACCTATTAACCAGAATTTCGTATTCCCAGCAATCGGAGTATTACTCTTAGCTTGAATCGCTTTTTGGGCTGTTATTGATAAGCTAGAAAAGTCAACTTCATTTACTACAGATTTTTTTGGTAAAGTTTTTGGGTTAGGTGCTGTCCTTTTAATGAAATAACTATCAGATTTAACTCCTTTTGACCCTCCTCCTTCATCCCCAACCTCAACCACAAAATCAGGCTCAACAGCATTGAACCATTCTATATGTCTAATAAAATATTCCTTACCCCAGCCCGACACAGCATTTAAAACTCTTTCCATGTCGCGTTCTTGGCCTGTGTACTGCCTACCTTTAGGATCATTATCTACTTTACCGTCTCCATCAAGATCCTCTTCCTCTAAAATGGGCATTACCATATTTATTATTCTTTGATGTTCCTGCGTCATCGGATGGGCTCCATCGTAGATTTCGCGCTGCATTTGTACAACCTGATAAACATCCTCCGCAGTACCTTTTATAATCTTACGAATCTTTGATATACCCGCTTGTACAAGGGTTCTTTGGTCATCTGAGGATAAGCCTGTTAGAGTTGCCGCTTGCCAAATACTGAAGAAGGCAGGAATACTACCCTCACTTACCTTCTTGGTCATTTGTGACACTTCACCTGCATTCTTATCTTCCAGATCTCCTACAAGAGGGGCTTCCTCACTCTCTATATCCATTTCCTGAATACTATAATCTTCTTTTTTGCATTTATTTACTAGGTCGTTATAAGCTTCTGCCATTATGTTTAAAGGGTTGCCTTGGCCTAAGGCAAGGGATACCCCAATACCATTACTCAAACTATTTCTAAAGAAATAAGAAGCGGCAGGTCGTGTTGTTTGTCCTTTTCTGTCTTTTGTAGGTACAGATCTAATTAAAGACCTCTGTGCTTCTTTCGCTTGATCTGGGTGGTTGTCGAAAAATTTACAATCTTCTTCCAGAGCTTTTCTAAAATGCTCAGAAAGTCTTGCCATAACATTTAAGGAATTAAGTATTTCGTCTTGGTTTGCATCCCTACTTAAATGCTCTACCTCTTCAGCATCTAAGTTCTCTCTAAAAGCGTCAAGCACCCCTCCACTATCCATACCAATTAAGTAAGCAAGTGATTTTACCCCTTTTCCACCAAAAATCCTAGCTTTAATCTCGCCTAGCAGAAGGTTACGAAAGACAGGCTTACCGTTCTTGTCTAATGTTTTGCTTTTTTGTTGTAGAAGACCTTCTCTTTTGTCAGAAGTGCTGCTATGAGTCCCTACACCTGAAATACTATCATACACTGAAAATAATACATCCGTAATACCAGGAAACCTTCCTTCTAACTCCTTCAACCGATCAACTTCATCAGGGTTCAACTTAGCGTCTGCATATCTAGGATCCTGTACCGTGGTTGCAGTACTGTCTACTGCTCCTTCTTCTCCTGCCCACCAATTCTGAAGTAGTTTTAAGTTTTCTGTGCTTACTTCTTGCCCTACATTAACTTTCGTAAAACCAGCGAGGGGTCCTCCTTCTAGGAAAGCTTCTCCGTCATCATTTAATCCTACCTGACCTGTATTCCCACCATTAGGAGGAGTTATAGGTTTTCTTGAACCGTCTCCATTCCCTAACCCATTCCCTGCGGCTGCTATTTCTCCTATAACGTCTGCCTCCGCTTCATTGAGCCTAAAGTAACTTTCCAGTAATGTTTGTACAAACTTCATAGTATTATTATATATAAATAAAAAAGCCCAACCCAACAAAAAAGTGGATTGGGCTTTTAATTGTTTTAGTAACTAAAAGTTAGATAAGTAATCCTTTAGAATCAGAAGCTTGGCTTCCCGTCTGAATGTTCATAAAGTCCCAACGGAATTTGACTTCCATGGTATCAAACTCACTAGTGGAGTAGTTCTTCTCTGCTTTTGTGAAACCCTTAGGATATAATCCCTTAAAGTCGTAAACTGTTTGAATGTTACCACCACCGTCAAATTCAAGGATTCTAGCAGAAGTCTTATAAGAACCAACCGCACCACCATCACTGTTATAATGTCCAGTCCTCATATCATAAACAGATGCTAGGTACTCATAAAACAACTTACCCATACTAGTCGAAAGAAGGTTATCAAAAGTAACAGTAAGTTCATCCTGTTCCAGTTTACCAGGATAGAATACTTTATCATTAACTCTGTGAACTTCAATATCAGCAAACTTATAACCAAAGCCTCCCACTTGTTTAGCAGCTAAAGTTACCGTTTGTTGGGCACCTCCCCCTTGAGCCGCTGCCGAAACAACAGCCGCAAGAGCCCCTGCTACTGAAGTAGAGGGATTTACCGCCACCGCAGGGAGATCAAGTTGAAACTCCCATTGATACGTTCTTACTGCATCTAAACCTTGTGAGATTACAGGAAGCTGATTAGGATCACTATTAGCTACCGCATCTCTTTTTGTCGCTGTAGACCCTTTACCATATACATTATATAATACCATTTTTCATTCTCCTTTTATTTTGTCCCCGTTATACCGAGGCTGATTGATTTACTAAGTTAAGCTCAAAGACGATAATCTCTGCTGTTTTTGTAGGTCTAATAACAACCTTGCACCACATCTCTCCTTTTTCAATTCTAGCAGGAGTGTTAGTGGTTTCATCACATTGAACCTTGTAGGCAGTAATGCCTCTTCCTCTAGCAATCGGATCAATAAGTTGAGTAGTTAATGAAGCAACTCGTTTCCAAGTTCCTGCATCATTAGGCTCAAAGGCAAACTGACCAGTAGATTGAAGGATAATCTTCTTAATGATAATCATCATCCGTCTTACATTCACTCTATCTAGTGCAGTCGGAGTTCTTTGAGCAGTTCTTTGTCCGTAGATGGTAATTCCTTGACCAGGGAAGTTAACAATAGGGTTGACAACATTGCCACCACTATACATAGCATCACGGTCACCTTGGGAAAGTCTTACCTCGACATCAGTGGGCTTAGTTAGCCTACCTCTTACGAACCCAGCAGGGGCGAACCAAGAATCAGAGATATCATCCGTATAAGCCATCTGCCTTGCAGCAAAGATGGAAGGATCATACCAACGGTCAGTCTTATCGAATTGACTGAAGACTTTTACCCAGGGCCAGTAAATGGCAGCGTAAGAGCTAGTAATGGCAGCAGTTCTAGCAACGGAAGTTCCGTTTGACCAATCAATAGCATCTTGTGCTGAATTGGTTCCTGCTGGAGGAGCAAGTAAAGCTAGGAAAGATCCGTTCTTTTCAGCAAGAGTTACAAGATTGTTTTGAACGTCTTGATCAGATATTCCAGGAACCAGAGCGATACCAACCCCTAGAAGATCATCATCAAGAAGCTGCATACCAGTTTTATCTGCTGCATTTCCAATAAGAGCATCTGCAATGTCAGTAGTAGTGGTAGGAATACCATCAGTACCTCCAGAAAGAGCATAAGTACCATCTACTAGTTTAGTAAATCTACCGTCTGAAGTACCCGCAGTCAATGCGCCTCCAACTACCCCAGCGAGAGAGGCAGTAACACCATTGCCTACTAACGCAGTTCCAATGCTGGGTAGGCCAGTAGTTATAGCTGAGTCGGATCCATCATCTTGGATGTTACCTTTAATGTAACTTGATTTGAGTCCTTCAATGTCAGTATTAATCTCAGTCTCAATGAATCCACTAGTGGTAAAACCAACAATGAAGTCCTCTTGAGAAACTCCTTCATCATTTACACTAAGAGTACTCTTAGTTCCACCTGTAGTGGTTACTGTAATACTGTTACCAGTAACCGTACCATTAGTATCCGTAGTAAGGTTATAACCAGTACCAGGGTATAGTGACTCAGCTAGATAAGCAGCACTATTAACCGCCCCAGAGTCATAAGTCATACCTGAAGCTGTGACTATTGATGCTAATGTACCTAGAGTATCACCATTACTATCAAGGGTCTTCAAGATGGTTGCGGGAGATGTGCCATCAGGCTCCCAGGCAGAAACACTAAGAGTGGCCATGTGACCAGCAAAAGCCCCAGCTAGGTAGTGATTACTTGCTTGCGTATCAGAAAGGAGTTTAGAAGAATCTAAACCTCCAACAGCTTTGGCAAGAGCGGCCTCAGTAGCTAAACCTTGACCAGCAGGGATAACCACGGAGGTATCTAAGGTGAAAAGTTTAGTTCCATCTTGCTTAGTTCCATTAACAGTAAGGACACAACCATCAGCCCCTCCGAAAGTCTCCCCCACAAGAGCAACGGTAGGACATTGGCCCATCTTTACAGTAGCACTAGCATCTGCGGAGAAGTCGGGATCAGTAGCTCTAATGTAGTAAAGGGAATTCGTAGTCTCTAGAATTTCTAAAGCACCTTCAAGACCTTGGCCGATAATACTATTGTTAGGGTTTCCAAACATGAATTGGAGACGCTCACCATTGGTAATCAAGGTAGCTCTATCATTAGGGCCTTTAGAGGCAAACCCAACAATACCTATAACACTAGGGTTTACGGACACGGGGTAATCGCTAGTGTCTTTCTCGATTACATATACTCCAGGACTTACATAATTAACCATTGTTCTTCTCCTATACTGATCTTATTTTTAATAAATGTCTCTTAGACAAAGTTAGGCATTGGTCAGTCAATGCACTACTGGGGACAACTATAGTCATTTTAGGTTCTAAATGAATACAAACAGACTTTTTAGGGTACTTCAGGTACACCTCAAATGACTGTAAGCTCTTATTAGTAATCGACTTCATAATTTATTCCTATAACTAGTTAGGGGACCTAGAAAGGTATTTAGTAAATTTTATACCCAAATTTCTGTGTTTAGGTGAATAATCTTACCCGTATTAGTTATTTTGAAAGTAGGGCTAGGGATATAACATTCAATTGTTATTTTAAACTCCCTCTTTAGGAGCCTTTCCTCACGGTCTGGTGCCTCTGCTGTAGTCATACCTTCCTCCCCAGTTAGGTAAGCCTTAGTCTCCTCAGAAAAGGGAGTAACTATAAGTTTATGTGGGTTAAACCCTAATCTAATAGAAGCAGATAGTTGGTCCATGTCAGACACATACTTAGTCCAAACACTTAGAGTATATTCAGCTTTTATAGGGACATCAGTATAACTTACAATTCTTTCTGCTCGTTGAGTCTCATCATTCCACTTAGAAGAAGTTACTAAAACTTCTCTAAATCTTCTCTTGTCCTCATCCTGGGTTACAGCAGATTGATATACAGTAGCGAAAGGTAATACTATATTATTCTCTTGGAACTTCTTTGCTACCGTTCTTTCCTGTCTACCGTGAGCTATTTTCACCTTGGTAAAGTTACTCTGATCATCAACAAACCCTAGTTTAATTTGAGACAAAAGACCTCTTAGTATTTCCTTATATATGGTCGTAGCCATATTCAAGTTCTTAGAGTAGTTATCTATATCGTTCTTAAATAAGGTCCTCCAATCCCTAGCAGGATTTATTGCTCCCTCTCCTAGAGCCTCTGACATATTAGAGTATGTCTTTTCTGTATGCTCGTTATTCAATGTCTGTATAGCCTCCTAAATCATCTACCCTATCAGAAGTGTCCTGATTTAAAGTCTCATCATTATCACGAAGGAGTTTAGCAGTACAAGCCATATGGTATACACCATACATCTCAAAGCCCTCTTCCTGCACCTCAATGATTTCATACTTCTGGTTCTGGAATTGAGGCTTTATTTGGTCCCCAATAGAAGGTGACCCGTTCAAAGTAGCCTCAATATAAGACTTATTGAATACAAACAACTGATCATTAGTTAGTTCTATACCAAAGTTAGACATAACCTCTTCAACAACTGAGGGTTCATAATGACCATGCACTATGATTGGTTCTGACGCAATGGTTTTGTTTTGAGCCTCTAAGTATACATCATCAAAGTCTTCACTTATGTAAGACTTAAAGTAATGTAAAGGTGACCCAGCAATCCTGATAATCTCATCATCAATTAGATTGAAAAGATTTACGTCTGGATTCTCAGGGTCAAAAAAGGATAAAGGTGTCCCTCCTTCCAGCTTGGGAAGGTTAGGCATTTTTTTATTTACTGTGAATCTCTTTGCCATTAGCCTGTTGTGAACATAGGAGGCTCTTCAATCTCCATAAGAAGCTCTTCCTTCAATTGTACCTTCTCTGCCACAGCCTCTTGGAGAAGCTGTGCGCCATTTAGCTGAGTTCCACCTCCAGGACCAGGAACTACAGCGAACTTGCCTCTAACCTGTCCTAGAAGGCCCTTAGCGCAAGCCGTAGCATACTTCTGTATCCAGTTGAGCATCTTGGGGGTCATAGTCTGGCTATTGATACCCCTATACTCTAGAATAGCAGCATCTCCCATAGCAGGAGAAGGGTATAGCTGAAGGTATCTACCATCAAGGATGTCCCAACCACCATCTTGCCCAAGAACCCTTCTAGTAGTCTCAAGACTAGACTGGAGGATGTAAAAATCTCCCATAGAAAAGTTATCAAACAGGAAGTTGTCCGAGAAATACTTAATAAAGAAATCAAATTCCAGCGTTCCAGCTTGAGCTTGAATACTTAGTAGGGACTTCTTGAATGTTACATACGCTAAGTTTCTTAGGATGTAGTTAGGAATCTCATATACGTTAACACCAGCAGTTGTATAAAATACAGCCATCTGCTTGGTCAAATGAGGAGCATGATAGTCTAGCTCCGTTATAGCTTCATCCACACATAACTTAAGTTGGTGATCATTTAGCTCTACCCTTACTACAGGGTGACCTAAGCTTGCAAGAGCGTAATCTCTTATCTGTTGCTCGAAATCCGTAAACTCAATGACGCTGGATTGTCTAGTTTTATTTAGATTATCTAGATCAATCTGGTTGCTATCAAGTGGATTATGATCTGTAAGGGTATCACTATGGTTATCAGAAAAGCTATTCCCGTATGTTGATACTTTCGGACGTATTATCTGTGCCATCTAGTTTCTCCTTTTTTGTTCTTCTTTTTTTAATGACAGGGGTAGGAAGTATCTCTTTAAGGGTTTCGTAACTTAATTTTACTTCAGACTCAATTACTTGGTTGGGTCTAATCTCTAATACACTGTCAGAAACCTGTAAGAGCATAGGGAACCTACAGGTGCTTCTATATTTATATACCATACTTGTATATAGGTTTACCAAAATAAAAAAGGCCCACTTCCCAAAAAAAGAGAAGTGGACCTTTTTACCTTATCAGTTATCTATCAGACATTTTGGAAAGGAACCGTGAGGCTACCGCCACCACCAACAATCCTAATGATTCGATAGAATCTGGACGCAGGAGCAACAGCTACCTTACCGTAACGGGTAAGGATGCCCTTTCTGGGCTGGAAGCTCTCAGGGTCCGTAATGGTAGGCAGGGCTTGGAACGGAATGTAAGGGGCATAAATTAAGCCACTATCCATAGGTCCAGAACCCTTGTAGCCCATAAGCATTTCGCCTTCAGGATACAGAGGATCAACATAGAGGTCATAACGACCCATAAACTTGCCACGGTGCTGAATTTGACCAGGGGCGAAGTTAGTAGGACCATCCGATTTCTCAATACCACCAGTTAGACGGGCAGCAGTTTCAAGGATACTCGCAACTACGGGAGCGCAAAGGATCCAGTTACCAGCACCACGCTGAGTAGTCTTGTAAATATCCTGAGACGCAAAGTTGATAGTCGCAAGTAGGTTGGCATAAATATCGCCAACGTGACGAGGAGCAAGGTTAAGCGCACTTGAAGTGAAATCAACAAGCCAAACATTACTGTTAGCACCCGTGGTCTTACTACCAAGGGTTAACGCAGTACCATCATGACCGAATTGGAACTGATCAAAAGTAGAATCACCAGAAGGAGAAAAGTTCATAGTGTTAGTAGGAGTAATCTGATCAAGCATATTCTCTTGGAACATACCAGCAGACCCAGCAAGGTCATAAGCAAGACCACGAAGGTCTTCAATAAGCTCACGATCAACCTCTAGACGAATTTCCTTACCAAGAATATCAGTAAGCTCCTTCTCAAGATCAAGGTTATGATAAGCCTTAAGGTCTTGAGAAGCCTCAAGAGTCCAAAGGGCTCTCATTTTCTTGGTACGAGCGACAACAGGCTGTTGCTCAATCGTCATACTCACTTCAGGGATACCAGTTCCTGCAAGGCTTTCACCAGCAGATACTGACCAACCATGTCCAGCAAGATCCTGACTAGGAGCCCCAGAGGGCCAACTAGCAATCTCTCTATTCAGACCACCACCAGACAGGGCACTTCCACCTAGGTCCTGTCCAGTACCTAGTGATCCATCCTCGATGGCCAGATCTAGATCAGGAATACCTCCGTTTACACTAGAAGTCGTTAGACCTCTGTAAGTAAGGTTGTACTTACTGTACATTTGCTGGCGAACGGGACCATAGGATCTAGCAGAACCCATGTAAAAGACTTGTGACACGGGGCCACTCATCGGTTGAACGCCAACAAGCTTGTTGGCGATTAGTTCAGGGAAAACCCTGCGTACAAGAGGGAATGCAAACTTTTGAAAAGTGCCTAGGGCTCCAACAGTGGTCGTACCTTGGCCTACAGCAGTCTCATCAAGACGAGCTTCGGATTGTACGGATTTTAGTTGGTTTTCAAGAAGTTGAGCAGTCACTCGTTCAGTATAATCATTGTCGATGCCGTCAAGAGCAGGTTTCCATTTGGTCACTAGCTCGTCTGATGCACCCATTTCCATAATATCCATAACTTCAATTCCTTTTTTTGTTATAAGATGCCTATTTCATTAGTTTAAGCATTTCTTCGGTTAAGAACTGAGTTCCAATATTTTGTAATTGTTGCTCCTCAACCTCACCATCCACGTTATTAGTAATGACTTGTGCTTGTTCAGTGGATTCAAACAGCATAGCCTCTTTGTCTTCCTCTAGGGCCTGAATACTTTCTTCAAGACGAGATAAGTTATTATCCCGCTTGATAAGCTTAGACTCTAAAAGTTGAATTGTTTTGCTTAGTCGATCCTGCTCCTTAAGAGAGGATGAAAGCTCTTGTGCGAGGACTTCATTATCCTCCACAATCTCGGATGCCTCAGAGAGTCTTCTATCAGACTCAGCATCAATATAATCGGGACGATACTCAATAGCCATGTAGCCTAGAAGCTCTCTAAACTTTTGTGCGTCCTGATGAGTTTGTGATTCTTCATGAAGCTCATTTAGTGCAGCATCTTTAATCTGCTCACGCTTCATGGAAAGGTAAGCGAAAACTTTATCAGTTAATTCACCCACTTCGTCTTGTACTCTTTCTTCAATAAGCCCTTGCATAACTTGGGCAATCTCGGTTACAGTCTCTTCAGTAATTCCTTCAGGAAGTAATTCTGCAATG